TATAAACTAAAAAGCCAAACTTAGACTTAGGATTTAGATTTGGGTCAAAGAAAGCTGATACTTCGTCCCAAGATACCAGTTTAATACGGTAATGTAGTTTACTCATCTTTTATCTCCTCAAAAAAGTTTTCTATTATTGTTAGTTGATTTTGAATATGCTCGACATCTTTTTGTAGTTCTTCTCCAAACACAGCATCAAATAAACATGCTACAGAAATACTTGCTTCTTCAACTGCTTTTAAAACTTCATTCATTTTTTATCTCCTCTAAATCTGCAACGGTCATATCTTCACAAAGATATTCCAAGGGTTTTAATCTGCCATTAAAATAATATTCTTTAACAGTCCCGTCTTTGTTTAAAACTTCGTTTCCGTCCTCATCACATACATAAAATTTAATATCTAATACATTTACATATTGTTCTGTTGGTCTACTCATATTACCTCCTCTTCAAATTCTCCTGTCATATCTACTTGGCAATCATCACCATATTCTGTGCCAACAAATTTAACAGATACTTTTACTTTATTTTCAATTTCATCATCTGAAAATCTTTCATCCTCCCAATCAATATATTTTTGTACGTCATTAGTAGTATCACCAGACTTATTTATATCTACCTCACTATAAATTTGTTGCACTTCATATTCAGTCAGCTTAACATTTGATGTGACTTCATAATTTCTAACATCTTGGGAATATTCCTCAACATCATAAACATATTCTTTTTTAAATTTACTCATCATTCACCCCCTATCGTGATCTAAATAAATAAAATAAACACCTTAAACGCCACTCAGATAAGTGTTGTAAGTGTTTTGGTATTGGATTTGGATATACTGGTTTAGTCATTAGTCTTGCTCCTTTAAAATAGCTGTAGTTTCATCTTCGCAATTATCACAATAAACAAATTTATCTTCGCAACTATCATTAACATTATTTAATTCATCTGCCCATACTCGCCAAGAAATATTATCTTGCTTACAAACAGAACAACACATAGTCTTTTTCATTAGTCTTGCTCCTTTAATACATCTTCATAAAAGTAAACAACTGCTACACAACCTTTAGTAGCACACTCTTTTATGTGCATATCTACATCATCAAACTCGTTATCAAGTCTTTTGCATAGTTCATGCATAGTTAATTTTTCTTGTTCTTCTGTATGTATAGCCATAGTTAGTCCTTAATAAATTCTTTGAATTGACATATTGTCGTTAATGTAAATATCATCATCAAAATAATCGTAATTATCTTGATCTGTAAAAGATAAATGATCTAATAAAGGATTAAAAAATATATAACTATCTTGATGTTTCCACCCTCCAAACTCATCATCTGTATCGTATAATCCAGTATCTTTATAGGCTTGATATAAAGTCTGTCTTGTATGTATTTCTACGGTATCTCCACCATTCCATTTACATAAAAATAAAGGGCTATCAGTTTTTATATATCCCTTGTTATCTACTAAACAATCCATAATTAATTACCTCTTTTTTTATTAAATAAATTTATCCAGTCTTTTAGTTCTTGTTCTGTTAGTTGCCTAGCATTTACATCTTTACCGTATTTATCTTGTAATGCTTTGAGTTTATTATCTCTTCTAATACGGTTCATGTGTTTATCTACATATTCGCTAATGTGAGTTGGTTTAGACATTAGACACCTCATTAAATAGTTCTAGTTGTCTGTATTGTTCTTGACATTCTTTAGAACATTTTTCAATAGGTTTATCTTCTAAAAAATACTCCATAAGTGGGTATTGTTTATTAGTTTTTCTAATTTTCTTTTTATGCTTGTTAGCTAGATTAGACATTAGATAACCTCTCTTGTATTTCTTCAATATCATTTTTTGATATGTACTCCCAAAGTATTTCTTTGGCTTTCTTGTTATATTCGCCCTCTTTGGCAATATAATTTATTATTGTATTCCAAGATTTATCTAAATCTTTTTGTGCTTTTTTATCGCTAAAGATATTATCTTCAGCATAAGACATCAAAGCATTTTCAATATTTAATAATGCTGTTGCTACTGTAATATTATCTTTAGACATTACTTATCCTCCATAGCTTTTAATTCTTGATGAGTTATTATTGTATGTGTTTTATTTACAATATCGTTCATGCACATAGTTGACCAATAACAATTGCTTTGTTTATGGTTTTGAAGTTCCATTAAATTGTAAACAGCTACTTCAACATCAGCATTTTTTTCTACCTCTATTTTATAAAAGTAAATACCACCAGACCCATAATCAAATATTGATACTTCTATAATTTCTGTTTTATTCATATTTTAATCCTCGTTATTTATAGTAATAAAATCTTGTAATTGAACAGCGACATACTTTCCGTTGGGAATAGGTGTATCTAGTTCGCCCTTGCGAACATCATCATTCCAGTTGTGAAAGCAGTCAATCGAGCCTGAAACGGCTACAGAATATTTATTAACAAAGTTATTAAAATCTTTTTCTTCAATAAGAAAAATATCATATATTTCATTTTTCATAATTTATTACCTCTATTATTAATTATAAGGATAACTTACAAAAAGTAAAGGATAAATATCATTAATATAAATATATGTAATTATTTTAGAGGATTAATAGCATTTACTTTGTCAGTCCCTCATGCACTTAAAAAAAATTACATTATTTTACAAAATGTCAGTAATATAAGTTATAATTAGCATACATATTAATTAATACGGAGGTTTTACAATATGGAACTTACAAAAAAACAAAAAGAATATTTAGAAAATAAATATCAATCTGTTTTAATCTTTGAACAAATGCCAGAATATGCAAAAAATGAATATGATGTATTAAGAAAAGATTTTACAGATAATTCAAGTATTCACATTTTAACAGATAATGAGATTAGCTTATTACTATCGTTATCAAAAAATAGTCAAGTTAATAATACTCTTTATAGTGAACAAAAAAGCAAAACAGCACAACGAGAAAGGGGCTTAACAATATGATCAAGAAATTAAATTATGTTGGTTATGACAATAACAATATTCCAAGAGTATTTGGTCCAACATTAAAAGATTGTGAAAAACAAAAGCAATTATATTTGGACAGAAAAAGCAAGCTTTGGTTATACATAAAATTTCCAAAAAAACTTACAAACATAAACATTAGAAAAATAGAGGGGTAATGATGAATAATACACAACAAGAAAGATATAATTTAAAGTATAAATGGACAGTATCAAAGGCTGTTGATACATACGGATATGATATTTGCACATTATTTGTAAATGGAGACAAAGTAAGCCGTTGTAATGGGGGCGGTTATGATATGCAAGGCACTTGCCTTGGAGATTGGATAGAAAGAAAGTTTAAAGATGATCTTTTACAATTAAAAGAAACATTTTATGGTTTAACTTTTCATAATCCAAATTGGAAACCACCTTTGGAAATAGTTGAAAAAGAAAAAGAGGGCAAAAGCCTTGGCTTAGAGAGGTATCAAGATTTTTATAAACAATCTAGTGATTTGCCAACAGAAAAACACACAATACCATTAATAGACGGGGCATGCGGTATTAACAGCGTTGAAAAAATATTAAATGCTATTGGTTATAAAAAATCTTGTATTGATTATGATAGCGGTATTTATTTAGTAGAAAAAATATAATAATCTAGATCATACACAATAAACAAGGGAGTATATGCTCCCTTTTTTTATACATGTTTTTTACAAATTGTCCAATAATTAAGATATAATGATCTTATCTTAATTAATTAACGGAGGATTTAAGATGACACAAATAACTACAATAAAAGGGGTTGCATGCTACGGCAAACTTTATGAGGACTGTAGCGTAGCAGTTAAGACTGGTAATGATTACTGGATGATATCTGGTAAAGATACTTGGACTAAAACAGTTGATTATGTATTAGCTGATCCTACTTGGAAAAAATATGCTAATAATAATGAATTAGAATTGGAGGTAGACTAATGGCTATTGTTAAAAAAGGAATTGGTAGTTACGAGATAACACCAGAAGTATGTCCTAAGTGTGAAGCACCCACATTAGACCAAACTAACACAAGAGAGGATTGTGATAATTGTGGCTACTGGTTAATCTTTGCTACTGGTGAGGGTTGGGGTGGTTCACATGAAGAGTCTAAAAATCAAGGGGTGGCCTAATGACTAAAAAAAGAGAATATGTATACGTGGCCAAATGTTTAGAGCTGGGTTGTCCTAGACTTTGGGCCTACAAAAAAGACGTTATCGAAAAGGGCATGCGTGATTGGACGGCCAAACAGGTTAGGTTAAAACCTTTGGCTTTATGGAAGTATCCTTTAGTTATAGTAGATGATGACTATTATGATGTTGACTGGGGTTATATGAACGACCAAGGCGAATATGTTGATAACGGGGTGCAAGTAGTTTAATCAAACTGCAAATGTAAAAGGGGATCGTATGATCCCTTTTTTTATGGCCACAAAAAGTTATCCACAATTGGCCAAGGCCGACATTCATGAAACTTATAATTGACAGCTCCATTTACATTCATAAAACTTATAACATTAGGTTCCCTAGGGCCCCCATTTTTATATACACACAATAATAGTTTTGACCACCTACCCCCAAAAAAGTAACTGCAACTGTATAGCTATACTTACACACAAGGTTTCTCTCACACAATTTTAATTTTCACAACATTCTAGTATTTTTTATATTTGGTGTTACAATCGCTATAAGGCGGGTGTGGTCAAATATGTACTTCATATTACCTCCGTACAGACTGCACCCAAATTACTATAGTTATGGAAGAAGATATGATCATGAATGTACCTTCTGCACCTGAGATGCAAGAGACTCCTATGGCACCCGATTTATCTATGGAAATGCAACCGCAAATGGCTGATGTATCACAAGCTGAAATGCAAGAGGCTCAGGGAGCCCTCATGCAGATATTACAAGTTATTAACATGTTGATAGAGCAAGGTCTTAATGAAGAGCAGATTAGAGCCTTCCTAGAGCAATACGGTATCTCTGAAGATGAACTAGATCAAGCAGCTCAAGCTCTTGGCGTAGATATTGATGCGGTACTAAGCGGTCAAATGCAAGCACCTCAAGAGCCTATGATGATGGCAGCTGGTGGTCCAGCATCACCACAAGAAATATTTAATCAGCTACCATCAACACTAAAAGGTGGTTTAAAAATAGCTAAAGATGATCCATCTTACTTAGTATTATTAAATAGAGGAGATAATGCTTTTGCACCAGATGGTGAAATTATAGGTGATTTAATTTCAGTAAATGAATATATATCTAGTTTGCCAAACAAATATAATAGTTTATTAAAAAAAAAAGATTCTTCTGAAAAATTAAAAAGACAAAATATAGCTCGAACTATATTTGATTTACCTGCAAGTGTTGTTTTTCCAGAAGGTACATCCTTTGGTAATCAAATGATAGTGGATAGAGCTGAAAGCAGTAAAGCACAAAAAGATATGCAATTATTGCCATCAGAACAACAATTTATAAAAGATTATGAGTCATATTTTGGTATTAAAAAAATGGCTGAAGGTGGTAGTGCAGATGTTGGTTCTATAACTCCCATATCTCCTTTTGAAATGACTGAAACCTTTGGTGGGCCACTTTATCAAATGTTAAACCCTGGTGCTCAACAGTTAGTTGATAGATTTGGTTTACGTGGGCAAGGATTAAGTGGTGCTGCTGCTATGGCTTTTGGTCCAAAAAAATTCAAAGGTGGTCTAACAGCTCTAGATGATTTGACAAGAGGTTTTTTAGCAAAAGAAAAAACCAGACTAGAAGGCGTAATCAAAAGTATTAAAGAAGGTACAGATCCTATATTAAAAAAAGAAAACTTAGCAATATATCAAAAACAGTTAGATGACGTAAATAAAGAAATAGCTGAAAACATTAGACTAAGAAAACAATATGATGAAATGGTCAAAGATCCGTCTAAGTTTTTTAAAACTAAAGATTGATAAGTGACCAATCCTAATTTTTCGCATCTATCTGATTCAGAAATACGCGAAACTCTTATGTTACAGGAGCGTCTAGCTCTAATAGAACAGCAAAAAGAGTGCCAAAGTTCTTTCCTAGAATTTATTAATTACATGTGGCCAGAGTTTATCTGTGGCCGTCATCATAAAATCTTTGCACAAAAGCTGGAAGAAGTCGCAGAAGGTAAATGCAAACGGTTAATTATTAACATGCCACCAAGACATACCAAGTCTGAGTTTTGTTCTACCTATTTTCCTGCTTGGATTATGGGTAAACAACCAAATCGTAAAATTATGCAAACTACTCATACAGGCGAGTTAGCGGTTCGTTTTGGTCGTAAGGTTAGAAATATGATGGATACTGAAGAATATAAAAAAATATTTAACAAAGTAGAATTACAAGCTGATTCTAAGTCTGCTGGTCGTTGGGAAACCAACAAAGGGGGCGAATACTTTGCTGCTGGTGTGGGCGGAGCTATTACAGGTCGTGGTGCTGACTTACTTATTATTGACGATCCACATTCAGAACAAGATGCTCTTAGTCCTACAGCTATGGAGGCTTGTTGGGAATGGTACACCTCTGGGCCAAGACAGCGTTTACAACCAGGCGGAGCTATTATTTTAGTTATGACTAGGTGGAGTTCACTAGATTTAACCGAAAGGTTACTAGAAGCTCAGAAAGAAGAACTAGCCGACCAGTGGGATATTGTAGAGTTCCCTGCTATCTTTGAAGACTCTGGTAATCCTTTGTGGCCTGAGTTCTGGGATATAGAAGAACTTAATAAAGTTAAGGCTTCTTTGCCTACCCAAAAATGGAACGCCCAGTGGATGCAAACTCCAACCGCAGAAGAAGGCTCGATTATTAAGCGTGAGTGGTGGAATCCTTGGGAACATGATTCCTTGCCACCTGTAAAATATATTATTCAAAGTTACGATACCGCTTACAGTAAAAAACAAAACTCTGACTATTCAGCTATCTCTACTTGGGGTGTATTTAATCCAACCCCTGATAGTCCCGATTCTATTATTTTACTGGATGCCCAAAAAGGTAGATGGGACTTTCCAGAACTAAAGCGGGTAGCTTACGAAGAATACAAATACTGGGATCCTGATATGACCTTGATTGAATCAAAAGCATCAGGTACACCTCTAACGCATGAGCTAAGAAGACTAGGTATACCTGTAGTTAATTACTCTCCTACTAGAGGCCACGATAAATCTACCCGTATGCACTCAGTTGCACCTATCTTTGAGTCTGGTTTGGTTTGGGCACCAGAGCGAAAGTTTGCAGAAGATATGATAGAAGAGTGTGCAGCTTTTCCCTTTGGTAAAAATGATGATTTATGTGATACTATGTCTCAAGCCCTAATGCGATTTAGGGAGGGTGGTTTAGTTTCTCTGCATGATGACTACGCAGATGAAGAAAGACCTGTTTATAAGAGGGCATATTATTAATGGCAATAGAAAAAGAACCAAATAACGTACCAACATCTGAGAACACACTCGAAGGTACTGAAGATATGCAAGTGGCTATCGAAGCGATTGAAGAAGCAGGCCAAGAAGACTTTGAATTACAAGAGGACGGTAGTGCTGTCTTAAGTGGTATGGAAGAAATGCCTATGGATGAAGGCTTTGATGCTAACCTAGCAGAAGCTATTGATCCAAACGAACTCAATACTATTGCAATAGAACTTGTTGCTGGTATTGAAAAAGATAAATCTAGTAGAGAAGATTGGGAAAAAACTTATACAGACGGACTTAAATACCTAGGTATGAAGTTTGATCAAGAAAGATCAGAGCCTTTTGAAGGTGCCTCTGGGGTCATACACCCCTTACTGGGCGAAGCGGTCACTAATTTCCAAGCCCAAGCATACAAAGAGCTTTTACCTTCTAACGGTCCTGTAAAAACACAAGTGGTCGGTAAATACGACCAAATGGTAGAAGAACAAGCTCAAAGGGTTGCAGATTTTATGAACTATCAAATAGTTCATGTTATGGAGGAGTTTGATGAAGAATTAGATCAGATGTTATTTTATCTACCCCTTGCAGGTTCAGCGTTTAAAAAGATTTATTATGATGAAGCTTTAGGTAGGGCAGTTTCTAAGTTTGTTGCCCCAGAGGATCTTATTGTTCCATATTTCACTACTGACCTAGAAAACTGCCCTCGTATTACAAATGTAGTAAAAATGCCTGAAAATGAGGTAAAAAAACTACAAGCTGTAGGTTTTTACCGTAAAGTTGAGGTTGGTACCGCCGATAATGAAGAATATAGCCAAGTACAAGAAGAGATTGACGAGTTATCAGGCTTAGAACCATCCTACGATATGGGTGAAGTATCGGTTTTATACGAAATACACTGTAATTTAGATATTGACGGCTTTGAAGACGTAGATGAAAACGGTGAAATGACAGGTGTAAAACTACCATATATCGTTACTATAGACACAAATACTAATAATATCCTTAGTATTTACCGTAATTATAAGGAAGAAGACCCTTTCCGTAAGAAAATAGAGTATTTTGTGCATTTTAAGTTCTTACCAGGCCTAGGATTCTACGGTTTTGGTCTAACTCACATGATTGGAGGACTTTCTAAGGCTTCAACCAGTATTTTAAGGCAATTAATAGACGCTGGTACCCTTGCAAACCTACCTGCAGGCTTTA